GCTCCACGGTGTAGCGCGTCGTGCTGGCGAGTTCGGCTGCCTGCGCGGTGCTGAGCATGTGATCACGATAACAAGGTTGCGCGGTGAAGGGCAACCAAGCTAAGGTTGACCTATGAAGGGCAACCGGTGCGCGCAGGAGATCGAGCAACTTGCCGACCTCCTCCTTGCTGGGGAGCGCTGATGAGCGACAGGCAGACCGTCCGCGACATGGCTGGCGCCGTTATCCCGCAGCCCTGCATGGACCTCGCACGGACGCCCGATGCCCAGCGGCTGTGCTGCCACCGGACTGCTGGGCACTTCCCGCGCTGGCCGCACGCCGACCAGGACGACAGCGGGCAGTTGGTGGAATGGCGATGAGCGTGACCGCCTCCGACATCCTCCACGACGCGGATACCTTCCGCCGTGCGTATCCATCCTGGCCGCACCCAGAACCAGAGGAGCGAGCAATGACCACCGACTACGACGAGATCAAGGTGTCCGCCATGGTCACTGTCACGCTGACACCCGCGCAGGCGCAGGCGTACGCGGACGAGCACGGCAACGTGTTCGTGTCGCTGGACGTCCGGGCGCGCCTGGGTGCCGAGATGACCGAGGCGCTTGAGCAGCATCCGTGGCTGCGGGATCACATGTCGGTGGAGATCTCCAAGCCCGTGATCGTGAAGGGCTGGCGCCATGGTCCGGACGGTCCTGGACGCCATGGACGAGGAGGCAGGGCGATGACCAAGCCACCCACCCCGCAGGCCATCTCAGCGCTGCTACGCAAGGCCGGGTTCACTCGCGCGCTCAACAGTTTCGCCATGCGCCCCGAAGATGCAGGGTTCGTGATCCTCGGCAAGGTCGGCCCTCCCGGCGGCCTGACGGTTGAGCATGTCAGCTACCGGGGCGCTAGCCACCTCGCGGAACTGAACCGGTACTCGGCCGTGCTGACCGGCGCTGGCTACCGGTGCGAGCACTCCAGCACGAACTCGCTGATCGTTACCGCAGGGGAGGACTGACCATGTTCCGCAACGCCAAGTCCCGCTGCCCGGCCGGTGAGTGCAACGGCTACGGCGAGGTCATCGTGGACGGCTGCACCTGCGGCGTGGGGCCGGGCGGCTACTACGGCATCCACGAGCGGGGCTGCGGCAGCGAGCCGTGCCCCGCTGGCTGCGAGTACGTACCGCACGACCCCGCCCCGCCCCCTGGTTCCGGTGAGGGCGTACCCACGGAGAAGGAGCGCTGAGATGAAAGTCCGCGAACTCATCCGCGAACTCGTCGGCCACGCGATGGACGATGTGGTCTACGTCGGCAAGGGAGTCGGCCCGCTAAGCCGGATCACGTCCAAAGACGTGGGCTCCGGCCCGGTGTTCGCCATCCTGTCGCCCGCAGACGGCTCGCTGGACCTCAGCGGCATTGAGGGTGCGGCCCGCGCCGACGAACGCCGCAAGTGCGCGGCCGAGATCCGGGCAGCGGCCAAGAAGCTGGAGAACTTCGGCATGGTGGCCCTGGTCCGCGCGGCCTCGTTCGACGCAGCCGACATCATCGACCCGCCTGCCCCCACCCAGGGCACGGAGGAGCAGCAGCGATGAGCGGCCAGCACCTGTGCTCCCTGCACGACGGAGACCTGATAACGGTTCAGTGGTCCGGGGCACTTCGCATCGTCGTCGTGGTCGTCACAGCCGAAGGCGTGGCACTGCGGGACCTCACCGAGAACGAGAAGACGCGGCTGGACGAGGCGGCAGCGCGAGCACAGGAGGAGGCGGTCTCCCAATGGCCACCGAACTGACCACTACCGAGACCCCGGTCTCCTGCCCGCCAAGCGCCGTCCACGACATGATCACCACCTGGACGGACGGCGCGGGCAGCCTCCTGGTCTTCCCTGGCGATCTGGTCCTCGTGGGGACCACGCTGGAGTGCGTTGAGGCCATCGCTTACGAGCCGCCCGAAGACGAGGCCGTCCGGGTCGAGCTGGAGGGCCGGGGGGGCCTGACGCACTGCGAGAGCCCTGGCAACCTCGTCGCCGTCTGCCGCTACGACACCGGGGATGCTGCGGCCGGGAGCATCGGCTACGTGGTGGTTGAGTACGCGCCCGGCGAGACCATCCCCACCGACCTGTCCTCAACAGTCCTGCAGACGGACAACGCCGGGGCCTGCTGGGAGCGGGACCTGAGAGCCAGCGAGTGCGCCGCCGGGACGCGGTGGATGGTGTGCGAGGTAAGCGCGCCGAAGGAGGAGGACCAGTGACCACCACCGAGACCCCGGCAGCCCTGCTGAGGCAGGCAGCTTCCCTGATGCGGGAGCGCGCCGATCAGGCACCACCGGGACCGTGGGCCGCGCTGGACGGCGGTGTCGCATCCCTCGCCGATGAAGGCTTCTGGCCAGTGGACACGACAGGCATCAACGAGGACGGCATCGACCGCGCCACCCGGGTCCACATCGCTTCCTGGCACCCCCTTGTCGCCCTGGCTGTCGCTGACCTGCTCGACAAGATCGCCTGGATGGGTGAGCTTGACGCCGACATGCTCTCCCGCGTCGGCTGCGATGAGGCTATCGCGATCGCCCGTGCCTACCTAGGAGAGACCGATGACCACTGATGCCACTGAAGCCCTCATCAAGCACCTGAGGGCCTGGACCCAGAACCACGACCCCCACGTCCGGGCAGCCGTCGAACTGCTGATCTGGCACGAGTTCTGGCTGCGCCGTGCTGACTTCCGGACCGCCGCCGTGCACCGCAGCCGCTACGAGGCCAACATCGACTGGAGCGCGGCACGCGAGTTCGTAGACGCTGGCGCGCGAGCTTCCACCTCGGAGATGGCCCTCCTCGACCTCGCCGTAGCACTGGGTGAGAACCGCTACCGGCTGTCCATCATGGGCTCCGCGCACTCCAAGGCCATCGCCAAGGCGGTCGCGCAAGCGGTCGGAGAGGAGCAGTTCTGATGGACATCGACCTGAACCCAGACGGCCCGCACAGCCCAGCGCGCACCCAGGAGATCGCGAACCTGGTAGCTGAGGGAACCCGGTTCCTGAATTACGCGACCCTGAGCGAAGCGCCGGGCCTGGTGGCGCCGTGCGACGCGTATGAGCTGATCGGCTCGGTCAAGATCGCTTGCGAGCGCCTGCCGCAGCTTCTCTCCCAGACGGGTGCGTGGCTGGGTGACCAGGACCGCAGGCGCCCGCTGGGTGACTCATACGCCCGCATCGAAGGGCACCCACAGGACGTGCATGAAGCGGTCGGTCAGGCCACAGGCCATCTCGGAGCCGCCGCTGGGCTGGCCATGCAACTGGCGGCTCACTTGCGGAAAGCGCACAACCTGACCGGTGGCCTGTACGTGAAGGAGGACCCCGATGGCGACTGAGCCCATCGTCACCGTTACCCCGACCATCCAGTCCGGCACCGTGGTCCGCTGGTACTACAGCACCGGCGACAATGAGCGGCCGGTGCTCAGCGCATCCCGCGAGGGCGTGATGATCCACGGCGACGTGTTCTGGCACGACATCCCGCGCGAGTGGCTGAACGCGGCCAAGGACGCCCACGAGATGCTGGGGCTGACCAACGGCAAGCGGGACGTCAGCCACCTGGCCACCCACAGCCGACGCGGCCTGACCGGGCCACTGGAGCCCGTGGGAGGTTCCGGTGGCTGACGCACCCGATCCTCTCGCCGCCGAACTAGCCGACATCCGGGACCGCGCCGCCCAGCAGAGCGAGTCACAGCGCCGCTACGACGTGCTCCGGGACGCCAGGTACACCGGTCCCATCGACAAGTACGGCTATGCCCGCTCCGGAGACACGGCGGCTGATTTCGTGCTGAACCGGAAGGCCGACAGGGAACTGCTCAGCAAGGAGGCGGACCATGGCTGACCCAGATGCCCTCGCCGCCGAACTAGCGGCCATCGAGCAGCGGCAGGAGCACGGCGGCCTCCGCGAGTTCGCAACCGCAGACTCGCCGCGCATGCTCAAAGCCCTCCGCCGCATCAATGCCCTCGCTGGCCAGTTGTACGGGGAACGCGGCAACGACTACTCGGCGACTGCGCTGTTCGTGTCCAGGCTGCGGGATGTACTGCGGGAGGAACTGCTCACCGAGGGAGAGGAACGTGGCTGAGCCAGCGATCAAGCGGCCGGACGGAACCATCTACCGGCCGCGCAAGATAACAGCGAACGCCGTCACCGATGAGGACGAGATCCTTTGCGGCGTCGTGGTCTTCGGCACCCACGACATTGCCCGCGCCCAGCCGCTGGCTGACAGTTACGTCGCGTGGCAGCTGGACGGCCGCATGTCCGCCGTTGATCCTCGCACGGTCTGGTGGCGGGACGGTTTCGCCTGCGGTCAGCGCTCCTGGCTCACGGACGAGAAGCACGGCCGGGCCGGCGTGTGGTTCCGCGACATCGTGGAGCGGACGCTCGGGCCCGACCTGGCCGACGGGGCACCGGGCCATGGCTGACACCCTCCGCGCCATGCAGGCCGAAGCCTGGCGCCTCAAGGGAGTCCACGGCTTCAATACCACGGACGTTCCGCTGAACTTCATGCTGCTGGCCGAGGAACTCGGCGAGGCGTTCAGCGCCTGGCGCAAGGGCAACCCTTCCCTCGGTGACGAACTGGCAGACGTGGCGATCTTCCTGCTCGGCATCGCCCAGATGACCGGAGTAGACCTGCAGAACGCGGTAGAGGCCAAGCTCGCCGTGGTGGCGGGACGGTCGTACGCGCCGCTGCCGAACGGGACGCTGGTCAAAGCGCGCAGGAAGGGCGGCAGCGATGTGCGGTAACTCCCTCGGGTACGCCGTCGTCAGCTTCAACCAGGCGAGCGGCTGGCCCGGCCTGGACACTGGAGCGGACCTGCACGCCAGTCTTGAGGATGCTGTGAACGCCCGAGACTGGGAGCGGGCCGAGACCGCGAAGATTGGCCGGCGGGAACGGCACGTCATCGCCGAGGTAGTTGAGATGGACGAAGACGAGATCGGTCCCCAGGTTGAGCGTGAGGCTGCCCGGTGGGCGGCGCTGGTGGCGAAGTCCCGTGGCTGACTACCCAGGCGATGCAGTCCAGCGCGCCGCCGAGGTGATGCTGCGCCAGTACGAGACCCAGTACGAGGCCGCGCACCTGACGTGGCGGGACTTCGAGGGAAGCGCCCGGGAGATCCTGGACGCGGCAGCGCTGCCCCTCGCTGAGCCTTACGAGAACTTGCTCGGCGACATCCACCTCTACATCCGCTGGCGCTGGGTGACAAGCCAGCTCACCAAAGAGCAAAAGGAACTCTGGGCCGATGCGGTTGAGGCGTGGTCAGCACGGCTGAACGCGGGCACCGAGGAGACGAAGACTGCTGACCGGTGGTGGCGTGATGGCTGACTACAGGATTCTCGTGACTGGCTCGAGGGGCTGGCAGGACTTCGCCCGCGTCTCGTTCGAGCTCGGCATCGCTATCGGCGAGAGCGGCCACTGCACTGAGGACATCGTGGTCGTTCACGGAGGCTGCCCAACGGGAGCCGACTCCATGGCCGCAGCGATCTGCCGCGACTACCGCTGGCGTGCTGAGGAGCACCGGGCCAGCTGGCGGCCGGACGGCGTGCTGGACCGCTCCGCAGGCTTCCGCCGCAATGCCGAGATGGTGAGCCTCGGGGCGAACGTTTGCCTCGCGTTCATCCGCAACGGCTCGCGCGGCGCATCGCACTGCGCCGACCTCGCCGAGAAGGCAGGCATCCCAGTACGCCGCATCATGGACACCGCTCCCGGCCCTGGCCGGGAGCACCGAGAGGGAGACTGAGTGGCATGGGCGGCAAGCGGAAGACAACGGTCGGCTTCGACCTGCCGGTTGAGGTCCTTGAAGCTGCAGCGGAGAGGGCGAACGCGGAGAATCGCTCGCTGACCGAGGTCACGGTCACCCTGCTGCGTGACTACGCCGCCGGGACCAGCTGGCTGAACCTGCCGCGGGGCGATGACGGCATCAGGAAAAGCGGCGATGGCTAGGCCGCGCGCCATGTGCCCGGTCTGCGGGAAGCAGGTGACCGGACGGTTCCGGGGCGGCAGGCTCATCCTTCGCAGCCACATGCTCGCCAGGGCTGGCACCAAGGCGAGCAACTGGGGGGCCGCGATTCCGTGCAGGGGGATCGGGCGTGCCATGGACCGGGCGACTGACGCGGGCATCACCGGGGAGGACAGAGATGCCTAAGCCGAAGCACCGCAACCCTGACGGGCACGATGCGCTGGGGCGCCTGTACCCATCCTTGCGGAGCAGGGGAACGTGCCCGGAGTGCGGGCGCGACGACATCCTGGTCAACGGCGATGGCATCCTGCGCATGCACCGGGACCGCGCCGGCTATGGCAACTGCCCCGGCGCGCACGAGCCGCCACAGGGTGCCGTGATAGCGGGCGAGCCGGCCCTCGCTGAGCCCGACGCCGCACACGCCGCCATCGCCCGTGTCCGGGCACTCCACGTCCGGGACCATCACAAGAAGCCGTTCTGCGAGGAGTGCGACCGTGTGTGGCCGTGCCCGACCATACGGGCGCTGGAGGGAGAGCAGTGATCAAGGCAGCCAGCCGTACCGCCCTCGGTGAGCCCTTGCTGTTCGCCGCCGATGAGCTTGATGAGTACCTCGCCGAAGCCCTGCGTGACCCGTTGTTCGCCGCCGCTTATGCTGCGGCCAGCAAGCGCGCCCGGATGATGCTCTCCCTGCCGCTGGCCATCGACGGACACGACTACAGGTCCAGGCACCTAGCCCGCAGGAGGCGCAGGCACCGCTAGCTTTCGTCGGCGAGGTACGCCGCGAGCGTGTACCCGGGGGAGCGGTCCAGTGTGCCACGGGCCCGGTCGTAGCGGCGCGTCGTCCGCGGGTCCTTGTGGCCCATCGCGTCTTGCAGGTCGCGCAGATTGCCGCCAGCGTCAAGGTAGAGCGTGGCGAACGAGTGCCGCATCGAGTGCGGGCCCATATGGCTGACGAGTTCGGGCGGCAGCCCCGCGGCTTTCCCGAGCCGGCGCAGCAACTTCCACACATCGGCCGGGTCCAGCGGCTTGCCCGCATAGGTGGCCAGCAGTGACCGTGACTGGCCCGCGGTCCCACGCAACGCGGGCAGCCGCTCAAGGTCGCCTCTCGCTGCAAGGTAGCCGTCCAGCCGCTCGAGCACGGGCGGCGGCAGCACGAGCGCCTGCCGTGCGCCGCCCTTCCTGGTGACCCACAGCACCCGGTGCCCGCGGTCCATCCCGAGGTCGGCCAGCGACGCCGAGCAGACCTCGCTGACGCGCGCCCCGGTGTAGAGCAGCAGCGCGGCCAGGGCGGCTGTCCGCTTGCCCTGCGGACCCCTGGCGCCGTCGGCCGCGGCGAGCAGCGCGAGCGCTTGGGCTTTGGTCAGGCCCGGCGTCTTGGACGTGTCTGCGTCCACGTACGGCCGGGCCAGCTCGGCAGCCGGGTTGACGGCCACATGGCCGTTGCGCTTGAGCCAGCCGTACCAGGATGAGACGGCCGACAGCTTGCGGGCCACGGTCGGCGCCGACAGGCCAGCCGACTCCATGCCCCGGGCCCACACCGCGACGTGTTCCTCGCGGACGGCCCCGAGCGGGTCAATGCCCGCAGCCCGGCAGAAGCCGAGCCAGTCTGGCGCCTTGGCTGCCGCAAGCTCCGGCGGCTTGATGCGGCCGGCCCGCGGCACCGGGATGCCGATGTCCCGGCCGTAGCTGTACCGGGTGTGCGGTGAGCGCTTGGTGGTGACCCATCGCCACGCTAGCCGCTCGGGCCGGCTGGGCGGACGGTCACTAGCGGCCGGCACCTGCCCGGCCGGGACGATCTCACCGATGAGCGGTTCACTCATGGCGACCGCCGATAGCGCGCCGGATCTCTGGGGTCAGAGCTTCGAGGATTGCCGCTACCTGCCACTGGGGATCTGCGCCCCCGGTCTTGCCGTCCGCGGTGGCGGCGATGAATTCCAGCGTGCTCAGTACCTGATCGGCCCTGGCGCACTGACGCCGGATCTCCCTGTCTTTGGCGAACAGCGTCCGGCGGGAATGCTCCGGATGCCCTTCGTACTTCCGCGCCGGGATCGTGAACGAGCGCCCATGGCCATTCTGCTGCATGCCTACAAAGATAACAGCAATTATCTCTGTATGAAATCAGCTAAGTTGACGCCGGGTTGCGTGCCAGTTGCCTGACTGCTCGCGGCTACTCTTGACCCATGCGCTCCGCCGATCTCGACCTCGCCCTGAGGACCCGCGCGGCTCTCGCATCCGGCGCGGCAAGGGAAGCACGCGAGACTGCGGGCGCACGGCAGGCTGATATCGCCGAGGTGATCGGCGTGTCGCGCCAGGCGGTGTCGAAATGGGAAGCCGGGCTCTGCTCCCCGTCTTCGGTGCATGCTCTGGCGTACGGCAGGCTGCTGAGGCAGCTGGCGAGGAGGGCCGCATGAGTCAGCCCACGCAAGGCAATCCCGGAACGATGCCGCGGTTGCGCCCGGAGACCCAGGAACACCGCGCCGAAAACGGCCAGCACCGCATCCGGCTGTGGATGGGCGAGCAGGAGCCGCCGTTCGCATACCAGGTCGACCTGCCGGAACCTCTCGGCCCGGAGATGGGCGGCGAGGTCATCGTCTTCGAGGTGATCTGGCCAGCCCGCGGCGTGCCGTCCCGCGCAATGGTGCTTCCGCATGGAGCGACGTTCACGTACCTGGACATGGCACCGGGAGTGACCTCGCATCCGCGGGCGACTGGCCCGCTGCCGGACGTGATAGCCGGTGCGGAGTTCTGGGCAGGCATCGAGGGCGGCTGGGACGATGAGGGCGAAGACGGCGATTGACCTGACGGCGTTCGCTCCACCGGAGTGCCGGGCCGGCCACGTTCTGCGCTACGGCCGGAACCCGCAAGGCCGCTTCCTGCCGAACCGCGTGCTCTGCGGATTCCACAGCTGCGAGTGTGCTACAGCCAGGAAGGGCCCAGGCTCCCACGGCCATCAGTACGTGGCGTGTCTCCAGTGCATCAGCGAGGGGCGCAGCGGGATGATGTTCGACCCTCCGTGCAGCGCGGAAGGCTAGCGCCCCGGCTCGGTGACCACCCTCGCCGGGTCGAACTTCCCCCGCACACCGCCCGGCTGCGGCTTGCGGACCTTCACGCACAGTGCCCCGTCGGCGATGAGGGTCCGCAGCAGCTGCTTCTTGCGGGCCAGCGGCATGGTCAGCCAGACGTCGGGCATCGACTCGCGGTGCTCAGCGAGGTCGCGGATCTCCAGCGGCACCGCCGCCGCGTTCGCCCGGTCGTGCGCCGCCCTGATCTTCGGCCGCAGCTCGGCTTCGCCGATCGACAGGGCCCGCAGCTCGATCTCGCCGCGGGCCGCCTGGCCGGCCATCTCGTCAAGCCGCTCCTGGAGTTTGTCGGCCTCGGCCATGGCGGCCAGGACGGCGGCGTCGCTGGCGCCCTGCCGGGCCCGGTAGATCTCCGCACTGGACAGGATGGCGATCACGCGCCGGGTCACTTCGTCATCGAGCCAGTCTTCGCGGATGAACACGCACCCTCGCTCGCTGCACCCGTACAAGTTGCGCTTGGCGCCGCGGGGGGCGGCCGCGAGCGGGGCGCCGCACTCGCCGCACTGCCCGATGTACGACAGCAGGTGCCGGGCGCGGGTGGGCCGCACCCGGGCCCGGGACGGGTCGGTGAGCACCCGCTTGGCCCGGTGCCAGGCCGCCTCGTCCACCAGCGGCTGCCAGATGCCGGGGATCTGCTCGCCTTTCCACACCCGCCGGCCGGCGTAGACGGGGCTGGTGGCGATGTTGCGGATCATCACCCGGGACCACTGCTTCCCGCCCGGCGCGGGCTCGCCGCGGGCGTTCAGGTCACGGGCGATAGCAAGCACCGGCTCGCCCGAGCCCACCCGCCAGTAGATCTCGGCGACGACGGGTGCGGTCCGGGGGTCGGGCCGCTGCTCGGCCAGCTGCTTGGTGCGGGAGTCGTAGATCCGCTCATAGCCGTAGGGGGTCTTGCCGTGCGGGCGGCCCAGCGCGGCGTTGGCCCGGACGTCGCGCCGGATCCTCTCGCTGATCTTCTCTGACTCGTCGGCCGAGTCGATGCCCTCGTCGGCCAGGGCCCGCCAGTCGCGGCGCCGGGTCATGTCGTAGGTGTGGCCGTGGGACGTGATGTGGATCTTCACGCCGCGCCGGCGGCACAGGTTCAGCAGGCCGAGCCACGACTCCGCGTCCCGGTCGCCGCGGCTCGGCTCCCAGAGCATCAGCACCCCGAACCGCCCGGAGTCCAGGTCGGCCAGCAGCCGCGCCCAGTCCTCGCGGCCCTTCGTGGCGAACCGGGACGCGGACCGGGATGCGTCCGAGTAGACATCGGCGATGCCCCAGCCCAGGCGCCCGCATTCGGCCCGGTCCTCGGCTTCCTGCTCCTCTATGCTGCGGCCAAAGCCTTTGGACAGGCGTGTGTAGATGGCGGCGCTGAGATTCTGCGGGCCGGCTTGCATGTAACCCAGGGTAACGCAAGGGAACATCCGATAAATTTACGTAGCACGTACTCCAATGGCGCCTCTCAGGCGTCTCACATGCACTAACCGCAGCGACCCCGCTGCGGGAAAACCCGCGAAACCTCACCAAAGAGGACGGAAAATGCGCAGAATCGCTTACCTGCTTACGGGGCTAATCGCCGCCGTGGGCCTGGCGCTGGGCATGTCCCTGCCCGCCAGTGCCGCCACCACGATCACCGGCACCACCTACCTGCCGGCCAACCTGGACTCGGGCAACGGCTCGGCCACGGTCAACAGCCTGCAGGGTGCCTGGGCAATCGACACGTTCCACCGGGCTCTCTCGGTCACCGCCACGCCCGATGCGTGCAACGACCCGATCAACGGGCTGACCTGCTACACCGCCACGATCTCTGACACGGGTACGTTCGAGACCATCCCGGGCAACGGCCACGCGCCGAACCCGGCCAGCACCACCGACGCGGGCACCAACATCGCCTACCCGCCGGTCAGCGGGCCGCTCAATGGCGGCGCCACCTACATCTTCGAGACCAGCGCCACGCCGGCTGCCGCGAACATCCCCGGCGTGGTGAACAACGACGGCCACAGCCCGGGCCCGGTGGCTGACTCGACCAGTGACTGGTTCGTGAACGCGTTCTCCGGCTCGGCCACGTTCTACAACTCCGACGGTCAGATCGTCACCGTTGGCGGCGCCAACGACACCGTGCTGCAGAACACGTGGGGCTGGAGCTACACCTCGATGACCGGGGCCGGCAAGCACACCAATGCGGTCTCGTGTGAGTCCTGGACCGACAGCGCGGCCAACGACGCTGGCGCCCTGGCGGCCGACGGGAACATCACCGGCACGCAGTGCGCCGGGACCCTGAAGGCTCACTACGTGCGGGTGCCCAACTGCCTCGGCAAGCGCGTGTACGTCTGCACTGGCCTGCTGGGCGGCAAGGGCCTGCGCTACGCGGTCGAGCACAGCCGCAGGCCGCGCACGGCCTACTTCGTCAAGGGCACCAGCCCGGATCCCCGCGCGGTCGTTCTCAAGGGCTCGGTCGTCAAGATCAACGACGTCCACAAGCTCTAGCCGGCGTCGCAGCGTCCCCGGCGGCAGCGAACCGTAGCTAGGTCCCCCGCTGCCGCCGGGGCACCAGCGAAGCGAGAGGAAGTGCCTGAGATGAGCCGGGCCGCCGCCGCCCTGACTGGTGCCGCCGCGGGCTTCGCCGCCTCGATGGCCGGCGCCTTCCTCCTTGTCGCTGCCTGCCCGTACGCCTGCTGCGGCCTGTGGGTTCCGCTGCTGCGCCTGTCGGTCGGTGCCTGCACGGCGGGTGGTGTGGCGTTTGGTGCCTGCGTGCCGGTGCTCGGCGAGGTGAAGCGGATGCCGGCCGGGCCGGTGCGGCGCAGCGTGGCCAGGAAGCATAAACGGTGAGCGGCATTGGCACGTTCCTGCTCGCCGCGGCTCTTGCCGTTGCCCTCGCCGGGGCCATATGGCTCGGCTCGCGGGCACACGCGACGGCTCCCGGGCAGCGTCCCTGCCGCCGCTGCGGTCACTCCCGCGCGCATCACGAGCACTTCCACGCCGGCACGTCGTGCGGCGGCTGCCCGTGCCCCAGCTACCGGCGCCGGGCAACGCCGGCAATCAGCCTGTTCCCGTTCCGCAGGAGGACATTGTGACCATGACCGGACCCGAACTGGCCGGCCCCGGCAACATGGTGGTGGGCGGAGTGCACCGGCACCCGTTCGCCGCGGTTTTGGACGAGCAGGAGCATGGGCGTTGACCCGCATACGGACGACGCACCCCCGCAGTTTCCGCAGCGGCGAGTGGGCCACGCTGCGCGGCACCGCATCCCTGCCCACGCCCGGCACTGACCGGGCCTGTTACATGGTTGAGTTCGATGACGGCACGGCCGGCTTCTGGCCCGTGCGCGACCCGGCCGGCCGCTACGAGTTTGCCCAGGAGGCACCTGATGTCCGACCCTGACGCTAAGATCCGTGCCGCACTCGCCAGTCTCCTCCAGCGCCTGCGCGTCCCCTCGGTGCCAGCATGGGTAGACCAGGCTGTAGACGAGATAAGGGAAGCGATCCCGTCAGGGACAGTGACGGCAGACTCGCCAGAAGCAGCAAGCTCCCTGGTCGCGCTGAAAGGGCGCGCCGACGGGATGGAGGCACTGGCCCGCGAGATGCACGGCGGCTTCAGGCAGGGCGCCAACGGCTACAGCCAGCGGGTCAGCGCTGACACCTACGAGGGCTGGCAGGAAAGGCTGGAGTCATGAGCGAAGACGCTGAGTGCGAAGTCCTGAACGCTCCCGGGAAGGGCTTCCTGATGCCGGACAGCCTTGCCGGCACCGTACTGGAGGGGCGCGCCCTAGCCGAGTTCCTGGCCGCGTTCCGGGACGGCCCGAAGCAGCAGATCAGCGTGGACTCGCTGCGCAAGCCGCTGGAGGAGCAGGAATGAGCGGCTTCATTGAGTTCACCCAGGCTTACATGGCCGCAGCCAGGCTGCCGTGGCGTGCGCGGGCCCGGTTCTGGTGCCTGCGTCACGTCGCGTTCCCGGTGGGCCGCGTCCTGTACTGCCGTGGTTTCGAATCGGCCGCTGTGACGCTGGTGCAGCGTGCGGCGCAGATGGGCAACCAGAAAGGCTCGGTGAGCAGGAAATGATCCCCGCACCGCCAGGGCTGGTTGCCCAGTATAAGCATTCCGAACCTGAGCACTGGACCAACCTGCCAATCGTCGCTTTTGATGAGGACGGTAGGCCCCTGGTTGTCGATGCCGAGGGCAGGCATAAGACACGGCTTGTCCATGCTGAGGCCTACGCCAACTACCACGGAATGGCCGAGGACCCGTACTCCGCCTTGACCGCCTTGCTACCCGCTGGCGGGTGGCGGGTTGAGCACATCCAGGACGATGGCAGCAAGTGGTCCGAGCCGCTGGTTGGCTGGGGCCTGAAGCTGAACGGCGATGTCGTCCCGCTAGCAACCGCTGCTGAGCGGGTGATGGGGCCGCTTGACGTGACGGTGGCCAAGCACTGCCCTAGCTGCGACTGTGAAACGATTCTCAGGTACTACCTGCGTGAGCAGCGGGACAACCGCGAGACCATCGCCGACCGGGGCGCAAGGATCGCGAAGCATCAGGTACTCGTTGAGCAGATCGTGGACGCTGGCGGTGTTGAGGGCCTGACGTGACCAGCACCGGGGAGCACCTCGGCTGGCCGTTCGCGATCGAGAAGGGCGCCCGCTCCGCCATTCCTTCTGGCGCGACGCCGGCGGCCGTCGTTGCGGTCCTGCTCGACCTGGCCAAGGAGTTCCTCTGGGCGGACCAGTTTCGCCCTGCCGACAGTGACGACCCGTTCAGGGCTGACCTGATCAAGGTAACGCGCATGCTCACCGCGACGCTGACCGATCTTGCTGACAAGCTGGAGCGGAAGACAGCGGTCAAGCCATGATCAAGGCTCACGTCGCCGACCACTCCTACGGCTTCGGTGTCGCCATCCTCATCGCCGACCGTCCTGGGGACGGCCAGATGGGCGGCCCGTACCGCGCGCTGCGCATCGGCCAGGGATACGAACGCGAGTGGGAAGAGGTCACCGACCCGCGGCTTGGCCCGTCAGAGTCCACGCTCACGCTCGAGGACGCCGAAGCCCGCGCCCTGCTGGACGCCCTGACCCGCTACTACCACGGTGCCGAGGACACACGAGCGCTCCGCAAGGACTACGACGGCGAGCGGGCCCGCGTCGACAAGCTGACCGCCACCCTCGGTGACGTGGTTAAGGCGCTGGTGAGCGAGCCGTGACCAAGCTGCGGAAGTTCCTGGTGGCCAGCGCGTTCCTCGTGGCGTGCTCGCTGTTCATGGCCTTCGCCGTCAGCAGCCAGGTCCACGGTGCGCTCGCCGTCGTGCCGCTGGCCGTGTCAACGACCGTGTTCCTGCTGAGCCTGGCGTTCTATGGCGCTGGCAGGGCCAGACCCGCATTCGCTGGCCGGCGGCAGCAGGCGAGTGTGCGTCGGCCTCAGATCCTGACGCGCAAGCCTGCGCCGCTCTGCGTCGGCTGTGAGGTGGCCGAAGCGGTGAGCAGCGGGGACCGGCAGCGCATCGACATGCTCCGCTCAATGGCGGCGCTCGGCTTCCTTGGCGATCCTTACGAGTCGCACCGGGACTGCTGGGTCAGCACGGGCGATGACAAGGAACTGGCCCGCATGCTGCGTCACGTCACCTGGACGCCATCGTGAGCAAGGATGGCTGACATGAACCTGGCCGAGTTCCTTGAGGCTCGCTACGACGAGGACGAGGCGTACATCCGAACTGTGTTCGACATCGTCAAGCGCCAGGAAATCAAGGCGGCCGAGATGTCGGACTCTGAGCTGGCGAAGATGATGCCTGCCGTCATGGATCTCCTCGCCGCCGAACCCGCTATCCCGGAACTCTCGCAGCAGTGGGCAGCGCGCGGCACCAGGCCCCCGAACGACCTGAACCGCGTGCTCAGCGAGGTCGAGGCCAAGCGGAAGATCCTGGCCGACCACGAGCCGGTGCGGCACGAGGGGCGCATGATGTGCGCCACCTGCCTTGGTGGCTACACGTTCTGGCCCTGTCCGACGTTGCTCACGCTCGCCGCCGTCTGGCGTGACCACCCGGACTACAACCCGTCATGGAGGCCGGAACCGTGACCGGAACCGGCGAGTCCTACGAGTGCGCTGTCTGCCACGGCACGTTCACCAAAACCCGCAGCGACGAAGAGGCCGAAGCGGAGCGCCGCGAGATCTGGGTAGATCCGTTCGGCGATGATGAAGAGGGAACCATCTGCGATGACTGCTTCCAGCGGGTCATGGCCTGGGCAGAGTCCGAGCATCCCGAATACCTGCGGAGGGCTGGACGATGACGGAACCCCTGTTTGAGGAGGTCCGGGCCGAACTCGCCAAAGAGGGCGAGCGCGCCCGGCTCATCGCGGCAGACTTCGCCGCAGGCGTGGAAGCCGGCGCAGAGAGCGTCTCGCACGTCGCGGAGGCCGTTTTCGGTCATGGCCGATACCATGCAGGCAGCGTGACCGAAAACGTCCCGGAGGAACCCGCCATGAGCATCCTGACCGACTTCCCGGCCAAGGCCGAAGACGCCGCCCGCAAGTTCCTCGCCACAGCGCAGGACGACTACAACCGCGCCAAGGCCCTGCTCGAGGAAGAGCTGCCCGCCGTCTCGGCCGAGGCGTCCAAGCTGGCGTCCAACCCGGTCGTGGAGTCGCTGAGCAAGGCCGCCCACCTGACCGAGGTACCGGAAGCCCTGTCGGCGATAGCGTCGCTCATCGACAGCATGGAGGCCCGGCTCGCCGCGGCTGAGCCCGCGCCGGCGGAAGCGCCAGCCGAGGCCGCCGAGCAGCCTGCGGAAGCACCAGCGGCCTGATGGCAGCCGGACCGCAGCGGGCCGCCAGTCCTGCCGCTCACGTCTCCGCTCACGTTGCCCCAGTGGAACGGGCGCTGCTAGAACGGGCGCGAGTGCTCAGCGAGGGGGCCGACGCTGCGGAATCCGCCATCAGGGCCGACCCGGGCGCGCTTGCGAACGTGAGTGACTCCGACCTCGATGCCGCAGACACCGCGATCGGCACGGCACGGTTCCTGGCTCAGGAGTTCCGGACGCTGGCTACCGAGCTGCATCACTGGTGATGAGGACTGAGCGGTGAAGACGCAGGAGCAGGTTGCCGTCATCGGCGAGTTCCCGCTCGGCGCATGGGATGACGTGTCCATGCGGGAGGGCTTGTGGGCGTCGATGCGCGACAAGGCTGCGGACATCGCAGCGAGGGACGGCAAGGTGCTCACAGACACGCCAGAGACCCGCAGCGGCGTCATGTACATGCGCCTGGTCAGCGCGGGCGGCGACGGCGGCTTGGCGGATGTCGAGACTGACCGCGAGCACGCCGAGTTCGTGAAGCTGCGGCTGCTCTGCTGGGCATCGGCGGCCTGTGCTGGGACGAGGGCCACGAGTGCTCCGTGACCATCACGCGGATGGAGGGCTGAGCAGTGAGCACAACCGCCTACTGGCAGCAGGTCGTTCCGGATGAACCGCTCGGCAGTTGCCACGAACTCAAGCAACTGCTCTTCGAAGCGGGCGAGAGGCTCTGCGGGGCGCGCACTGTCATTGGTGCCGGAAGCTCCCAGCACATCTACCTCAAGGGTTTCCGCGACGCGCTGGCGGAGGGCGAGCGCCGCGGCGACCTCGGCGACTTCCTCGCCGACCTCGAGAAGCACAAGACGCTGGCCGTCTGGATTGACGAATGACCGCGGACCCCGGCATTCACCCTTCGTCGCTGCGAACTGTCCTGCGCGAGGCTCAGCGGGCACTGGACGACGCCGCGGCCGAGCATTTCACCCACCGCCGCGAGCACCACTGCCGGGAAGGCCAGTGCGCCGAAGGACTGCGGCTCGCCCGGAGCGTCGCCGACGCGCAGTTCGCCTTGTCGATGACCAGATTCCTGAACCAGGAGTAAGGCTTTGAGTATCCCGCGGTCAGAAACCCTCATCGCCAGCCTGCATGAGGCGGGCATCCTGTCCGACCCGTCGCGGATACTCAAGGTGACGATCATCGCCGAGTGCGGCAGCGCCGTGCGGGTCGTCACCGAGACGGTTGGCACCCGCGACAGCCTTGACGTGATCACCCGCGAACTTGCGCCAGCAGGAGGGCCTGAACAGTGACCGCTGACGCCGCCGAGCTCGCCGCTGACGCCGCTGACCGCCGTGCTGCTCTCGCTGCTGCTGTTGACCTGGCCTCCCACCGCGATGACGTCCATGTCAGAGACGGCGAGGCCGAGCCGTTCCACTGGCTGTCCCTGGCCGATTCCGCCTACCGCTGGCTGCGTGACCGCCCGTCCGTGCCCGCCGCTACTCCCGCAGACCTGGCCGTCATCAGCGGCCAGCTAGGCAACATCGACACGAAACTGGAGAAGATCATGTCCGAGGACGCAGCAGTCCAGGCGGTTACCGCCGACATTCAGGCACAGGTAACCGCGCTCACCGCAGCCACGGCCGCGAGCACCACCGCCGTCAACGCAGTTCTCACCGAGATCGCGGACGGCTCGCTGACCGTGCAGCCGTCGACCCTGGCTGCCCTGCAGGCCGCTGACGCCGCGCTGGACACCGCGAACTCGGCGAACACCGCAGCGGTGGCGGCCGAGACCAGCGAGTCGCAGCCGCCCGCTAGCTGAGGCCCAAGAGCGGACGGTGCCGTACGAGAGCGGGGCGTACGGCACCGTTCCCGTCTGCAGGGCATGATGAATGCAAGGAGGTGACCGGTGGACGACGAGCGCGTGCTCCGCCGTCTCGCTGAGACTTCACCGCACCTGCCACTGCCACCTGCCCGGCCAGAGGACTACTGGCCAGTCAGCAGCGAGGACCTGGCCGAGTGGCAGCGCCGCTTCGAGCTCGCGAACACCCCGGCCGGCCAGGCTCGCCACATGCGCCGGGAGATGCGCCGCCTTCTGACCCGCCGCACGCGTTTCCGGCTGTGGTGGCGCAAGCAGCTGACCGCCGCGGGCATCTTGCTGCTGCACCACGGCCACGAGCGGGCCTGTGTGGCGCTGTGGCGGGTTACGGGACTGTGGAGCCGGTGATGACGGCATCCTGGGCTGACCGCGCGCCCAACGCAAAGTTCCCCCACTGCGCACAGGTCGCCCGGCACATGCTCGCCGAGGCCTGCGGACTCAAGTACGGCGACCAGTACCCGCCAGAAGAGGAACTGCTGCGCCGCGCGGCTGAAATCGTGGCCGGCGCGGACACTCTCGCCAAGGACAGGGCGATCATGGCACTGGGCATCCTCAAGGAGATCGGCGGCCTCTGATGACCCTCACTGACATCAACGCCGAGCCGCTGGCCGTCTGGGACCTGCTGGGGAGGCGACCGTGAGCACCGCAGACGAAGCGTGGGTCGTTGACGTTGAGCGGCACTTCACCGAGCGCCAGTATCAGGCCTGGGTGGACAGCAAGGGCCGCCAGATGGCCGAGAAGGCGACCGCCGCACTGCCAGAATGGATGCGGGAAGCCGGGCTGCGGTTTGAGTGGGCACGCCCCGCTGACGAGCCGACCGGCGCTTTCACGGACGCCGGGCCCGGCTACGACCTGGACGTGGTTAGCGACGTTCTGCGTCACGCGCATATCGCCCGTGCGCGACAGCGCCGGGAGCGCGACAGGATGCTGGGACTGTGACCTACTGGCCGCTTGAGAACGCTGAGGAGCCAGATGAAGTCCGCAGCCTCGTGCAGGGCTTTGCGCGCGTGCTGCCCGATGACTGCCCCTATGGCCGTCCTGCCGGCTGCCGCTGCGCCTGGTGCTACACCGACGAGAGCGACCCTCCTCCGTCGGCCGAGGTCAAGTCCGGTGGCTTCCTCGTGCCGCAAGCGCTTCTTGACGACTACGCGGGGATGGGCGACGCGCTCAACGACTACCTTGCCCGCGGCCTTCGCGGCGAACTGCCCCCGTCGCCACGCCGCGAGCCCAAGCGTCACCGCTGCCTCGCCTGCTGGCTGGTCTCCCTGCTGCCAGGACACGGCCGGTGCAGCCACGGCTACCTTGAGAGCGGCTGCGAGACGTGCGCGGAGTGGTGATGGCCGAGCCTGTGACCTTTCCGGTCAGCGTGAGCACCGAGCAGCCGCTAGACGAGTTCAAGATTGGCGGCCTTCAGTTCGGCTTCTGCGGGCGATGCGGCGCGGCCGTCGTCGTCATCGGCCTGACGGAAGAGGGCTCGGCCGACAACAGGGCCGCTCACACAGAGTGGCACCGGCTCCAGGACGAACTGCTGGCCCTTCTCGCCGACTCGGCCGCCAAGTCGCTGCGGGCACGTCTTCACGCGCTGCTGCGCAAGCTGTGGAAGCTGTGATGCAGTGCGTCACCCACGGCGGAACCTGTGCCTTCCAGTTCGACGGCTGCCAGCCCACAGCCGCTCTTCCTCTCGGTGAGCTTTGCACGTGGACACCTCCCGAGGCAGACCAGCCGCTGTGGTCGATCATCGAGGCTGGTCGTCACCCGGCCATCAGTGCGTGGCCCGCTGGCCACCCGTGCCCGGTCTGCGGACACTCAGACCTGGTGCACATCGGCGTTGAGCACTGTCCCGTGTGTGAACTGGCCTGCCAGGCCACCCCGCAGTACCGGAGACAAGCAGGAGCGGATCCACGGAGGGATGCGGGCGTTCAGATGGACGTGAGCGAGACGCGCCGGCCGCAAAACCTCGGCGAGGGCGACGGGTGCCTGCCGCCGCGTTGAGGCGTAGCCGCGCAGTACCGGCACGGCAGGCTGGTGGGGCTAGGTTCGGCCGATCCAGTCGACACCCGACATGAACTGACCGCCACTGGAGGCGAAGGTCGGTGCCCAGCCTTCCTCCACGAACCTGGCCGCCACTGCTGGTGACCGCTGCTCGTCGCCGGCCTCAGGACTCGCGAGCCAAGCGGCAAGTTCATCCTTGGTGGCGAACACAGGCGATAGGGGCGTGCCATCGCTGACCGTTTCGTACATCTGCCAGCCGCAGGGCGTGCCCTCACGGATCTCCGGCATGTATTCGCTCAGGTCAATCGGCTCCTGTTCGTCCTCGTCGCCGGGATGGTCGGCGCGGTAGCCCAAGCGGTGATTCAGGTCCTCGCGTGAGGACAGCCCGATGTAGCGCGGGCTGCCGTCCTGGTACGTGCCACGCCCGCGCGGGTGCTCCCAGTCGAGCGCCACGGGCCTTACTTCGCGGCTCATGCTGCGTCCTTCCTCCTCGCTGCTTGTCTTGACTGTGCCTGATGCTGGCCCTAGAAGGCCGCCACGAGCGCGTGCAGCGCCCATGCCGCGTGCCGTCCCTGCCGCCTGCGCAGCAATGAGGCGAGCCGGTAGCCTGCGTGGTGGCGCCCGCGGCGCTGGTGAATGGTCACGTTGGTCTCCTTTGGGATCTTGGCTGATGCTGTGGTGCTGACGGCTGGTTCCCGGCCGCCGCGGGCGCTTTCTGCTTGCGTTAGTGACGCTACCATGCCGAAAGGCCCTCCGTCACTAACATGTCACTAACGAATCCTGTACCCTGTGCTCATGGCCAGAACCGGCGCCGAGCGGCAGGCGGCATGGCGGCAGCGCAAGCTAGACGCTGCCGCCGAGAACGAGCGCCTGCGTGCCGAGGTTGACCGCCTGTCGGCCGAACTCAGGGAAGCGGCCAGCGCGCCTGCCCGTCCCCGCTGCCCGAAGTGCGGAGGTGACCTTGCCTGCCCATCCTGCAACCGCAACTGGGACTGACCCTGAGCACCCCGCTTGCCCTAAACCTTAAGGGCCTGTAGAGTCTTGAGCATGGAGCACGAGCAGAACATCGAGGAGGCGCGGCGCGTCCTCGGCGACATCGTTGACCGCGCCGCTATCGCTGGTGAGCACTTCACCATCACCCGCAACGGCAAGCCCAAGGCCGTCATCGTCGGCCTGGACTGGTACGAGTCGGCGCAGGCGCTCATCCGTGGCAGCCAGGGCCGGCCGCAGCACGACACTGAGGAGAACTGACCATGCCAGACACCCTGGGCACCGAAGAGAGCTGGAAGCGCCTTAACGCCCGGCTCGCCGATGCCGTGACGGCCACGGAGGGTCTCGCCGCAGCAGCTAGTGATGCCGCCTCGGCTGCCGCTGACTTGGCCGCCGCCGGCGCTGGCGCGAGATCGGCGTCTATCAGCGCCTCCAGATAAGCAGCCCGCCCCAGTCCCAGCATGCCGCGCCGCTCGTCCACGGCTGCGGCCTTGGCCTCGCTGACTTTCACTGACAGTGAGACGCGCTTGCCGTCTGGGGTCTTAGGCCGCGACATGTTTCTAGCTTACCAGCAAGCCGGAATCCTGCCGATAGTGGTAAGCTTGAATGCGTGAGCGAGCACAACTGGGAGTGTGGTGCCGTGTACGACGATAGCTGGGACGCTTACGGGAAGGACGCCGGGCGTGAGCGGCGCCGCCGGGCGGCCAGGAAGGATAGAGACATAAGCCGCTGCAGCCGCGTGCGCGACGAATGGTACATCTCCCGGTCGGATCTCTGGGGCCTCATCATCGGCTTCGCGGTCCTGCTGCTCATTTGCGGCGGCTTCGGCCTCATCGCCGCTCACGTGGGCTAAGCGATGGCAGTCAGCAGGCCCGAACTTGACCGGCTCGCGGAACTGCTCACCCTGGTCCAGGACCAGGATGCTGATACCCAGGTGACCGTGCGGCTCGGGGATCTCCGCAAGCTCTGGTCAGACAACTACCTGCTAGAGAAGGCGGTTGACGGCGGGATGTGGCCGGGCCGTCCGCGGTGACCCTTATAGAGACCGGGAAAAGACGGCAGCAGCGAATGGGAGAGCCACCGATGACCACCGCCACCATCACCGAGGGCCAGCGAGCCGCCCTCTGCTCGATCTGGGCAGGCGCCCCGTTCCCGGTTCGCAACCCGGAACTCATGACCGGCATGCACGCAGTCTGCTGGTCGACCGGCGAGGAAGGCGCAGTAAAGCTCGCCGATGCCGTCGTGGCCATGGACCTCGCCACTGGCAGCGCTTCGGACGGCTACCGGCTCACTGAGGCCGGGCACCAAGCACTGGAGGCGTGAGCGATGACGGCATCAAGCATCAGCGGCCCGCGCGGCGTGCTCCGCATGGAGCGCGACGTTATCCGCGTGGACTACCTGACCAAAGCGGACGAGCGCTGGCGCTTCACCGACTCCCATGGCCACGAGCACCGCTGGCATCCCGGTAACGATCCGTATCCGACGCTGCGGCCGGTCTACGAGGAGCCCGGGTGGTGCGATACCTGCCACGAGGTGCACGAGGATCTGATCGACCACATGGAGTGCCGGCAGTGCGGCGACACGGTCACACCCGGCACGACCGGGCCCGGCACCGAGATGATCCCCGGCATGACGTCGTACTACCTGGACGACCAGCCGATCAGCCCGGAAGAGTTCGAGGCCATCATGAACGAATACGCCGGGAGCGCCAGCGGTGACCGGTGAGCCACGCACTGCGACGGCTCGCATAGACGCCGTAAGGCTGGCCGTGTTCGCAGACCGGGTAGCTGAGCACGACGCTCAGCGCCCCGGCTACGCCCGTCTCTGGGAACGCCTGTCACAGGCCATCCTGGCGCATGGCGGCGAGGCAGTCGTGCCACCGCTGGACCCGCTGGAGCAGTCGTTCGCGGAGATGCTGATAGCGGACGGCGAACCGCAGGGACCACGCGCCAGGAAGGTCAGCGGTGCCCGCAGCGACTGCCACCGCAACGCCGCGCGGCTGCTGCGCACCGGGAAAGCAGCCGGGATCGGCACCGGCTACGCCCTCAGTGACGACGGCCTCTGGCGCCAGCACACCTGGGGACTCGACGCCGCCGGCGTAGTGCTGGAGACGACCGTGCGGCGAGAGCAGTACTGGGGAATCCAGTTCCGCGGCGAGCAGGCAACGTACTTCGCGGACAACGTCCTGGACCCGCTGTGAGCAGCCCCACGCTGGCCGAGTTCCTCGCGGCACGGCTCACCGAGGACGAGGAGACGGCGAAAGCGGTCCTGCCGGAAGACTGGAGTGACATTGCCTGGGCCGGGGTCGGCCCCTCAGCGGTCGCCTTCGTTACGGATTTCGATCCGGCGCGCGTGCTCCGCGAGGTCGGGGCCAAGCGGGCGGTCCTGGCTCTGCACCACATGGACTCCGACGAGTACACCGATGCTGACGGCATTGAGCGGGCGGCGTTCATCTGCCACGAGTGCGACAACTTCGGCAGTTCCGACAACTGGCCGTGCCGGACGCTTCGCCAGCTCGTCTCCGTCTACAGCGACCACCCCGATTACCAGGCAGAGTGGAAGCCATGAGAGGCAGCTACGTTCCCGCCGACGTACCGCCGCAGCACGACGACTGCTACTGCGAAGGCCAGGCACGCCACATCCACCACCCGTGGGCCGTCCTGCGCCCAGACCACGAGCCAGGCCCCAGCCGCATCCGGCTGGCTGCCCGCCAGGGCGGCAAAACCTCAGCGGCCAGACGTGCCGTCTACGAGGCCCGCGACCGCGGCGAGCACGTCCACATCGCCACCGGCAAGGGCGAGTTCTGCGCCGCGCGTGAGCAGCCTGACGGCTGCCACTCGCCGCGATGGGAAGGGCTGGAGCCGTGCTAGCCGATCTCGCTACCCTGGCCGTCTGCTGCACCGCCCTGGCCGTGATCCCGTGCACCCGCACCGGCCGCCAGCACCTCTGGCGCTTGACCGCGGACATTCTGCTCTCGCTGCGGCTCGTGCTCTGGGAGCTTCCGTTGCGGGCCATCACCGGCCGCCGCCGTCCCGACGACGCGCGCATCGCGCTCCTGCAGCGGATGGCCGACGTGCCGCTGGCCGATCTGATCGCCAATGCCGAGCGGGACGCTGAGCGAGAGTGCGCACCGTCGCTGGCCCACGGCACGAGGACATCCGGACTCAGTTTCACCAATGCCGAGATTGCCGCATCCGTTCTGGTATCGGCTGGCTACGACCCTGCAGGCGTCCTGGCCGCAGTCGCCCCTGCGGAACTCAAGCGGGGAACGCTCGGCGGCATGCGCCCGGGCGATGTCTGCTGGGCGGTGCCGTGGGCTTTGTCAGCCGGCGGCGATGGCCTCTGGCTGGACTCCGCATACCTCGCAGGACGGGCATCCGGAGGTACCAAGACGGTCCGCGTCGAACGGCGCCCTGACGGCTACCACGCCTGGTCAGAACCCGGATCTGAGGACTACGTGAGCGAGGCCATACGAGCGGGGAAGAGCAGCTACCGGGAGTACCTGCCTGTCACCTGGCACTCTGGCTATCCCGGCGTTACGGTGCGCGTCATCAGGCTTGAGCCGAAGAGGACACGGTGATGACCGAGCCCGCGCCAGAGCTTCCCATCCCGCTCAAGATGGTCACCGCCGTCCAGGCTGCATCCAGGCGCTACGCAGGCGTGCACATCGCCGACAGTGCCGCTGAGAAGATCGCCCGCCACGTCCTCGAGTGCGCCGACGGCGAGTACCGCAGCCTCAAGTCCGTTGACGCCGGGATGTGGGAGCACCGGGAGGTCCGCGACAGCGTCCGCCAGCACATGCGCCGCGAGCTGTTCGTCAAGCTGGCCGACGAGGGACTGCTGCCCGCAGGGTGGCCACGCGAGCTGGTGAAGGAGTTCGCCGGCGTGACTGGCGGGATGGTCGACCTGGAACTGATCGTGCCGGTGCGGAGGGCCATACCGTGAGCGGCCTGTCATCCGTCATCGGTCCTGCCGCGTCTTACTGCCACCACCACCCGGCATTAGGAGCACCCATGTCTCATCAGCCAAGCCATGCCCAGCCCCACAGGCAGCCGCAGCAGCAGGTCGACTGGCCGGAACGCCGGCCCGTTCTGCCGTCTCCAGGTGGTCGCCACGACGAGTTCCCGGTCCAGCCGCCGCAGGGGTCATACGCACCCGCCCGCACCACGCCACCGGGGTTCCCGTCAATGCCGGCCGCCGCTTCGTTCTGGTACATCCTCGGCTGCATCGCGTTCGGCGCTGCGTACTTCGCCAAGGTCCCGGCCAAGAAGGCGCTGAGTGAGGCCGGACTGGCCGAGATGACAGCGGCTGAGAAGTTCTGGTACGTGCTGCAGTGCATCGCGTTCGGTGCCGGGTATTTCGCCAAGCTGCCCGTCAAAAAGGCGCTGACCGAGCTGGCCCGCTGACCGTCTGGAGCACTCACCGGGGCGTGCTCTAGGCTGCGGAGGGTGACTGGCTGCTGGTGCTGTGCTCAGAGCGGCAAGTCTGTCCCGGCCGAGTACGTCTGGACGATGGCCGATATCAGCCAGGCGACGGCTTATGGGCAGCCGGTTCAGGCCGAGACGCGGTTGTGCGTCCGTTGCTGCGCGATCTGGCGCGAAGGCGCTGAGTATGAGCCCAGCTTGGCACCGATCCGCATCTCGCTGATCCAGGAGGGTGACCATCCGGCCGTTTTGGCCACGCTGCGTTAGCTGAGTGCCAGGAATTGGCTGATGGCACCGACCGGCACGTTGCGGAGGGTGACCTTCTGGCGCGCCACGCCGCTGCCCTCTCGCCGACGTTCTAGCCTTTCGTCATGAACACCACAGACCCAGAGCACCTGCTCCACCTGGTGGCGTCGGGAGACATCACACTCCCGGATCTGGACGTGTGCTGGTGCTGTGCCGGCATCATCGGACGCCAGCAGCGCAAGGCGGTCTACTGGTGGCGAACCCAGCGCGGGTACTGGCTCGGTCTCTGCACTCGCTGCTGCGCGATCTGGAGGCAGGACGCTGCTTGCGAGCCGTTCCTTCAGTCGGTGCGGGTTACTAACCGGCGCCCAGACGCTGAGGCGGCCTGACACGGGAAAGCGCGCAGATTCGTATCGAACGGATGGCCGAATAAGTCACAGCAAGCCGGTAAAATGGCTAGGTGAAACGGTGTCCCCGATGTGGCGCAATGAAGTCGCTTGAGCAATTCGGCAAGGATCGCACTAAGCGCGACGGCCGGATGTCACATTGCAGCGAATGCACTAACGCGGCCAGGATGCGGCGCTATTACGCCAAGATCGACCACGAGCACGCGCGGAGCCGCCAGTACTACCAGGATCACCGTGAAGAGAGGCTGGCCGCCGCGAAGCTCTGGCAGGCAGCCAACCTGGACAAGGTCCGTGCGTACTGGCGTGAGCAACAGCGCCGCAAGACGCCGGATCAGAAACGTCGCAGGCAGCAGCAGCGGAGTCAGAATGGGCACGGCGGCCCAAGCGAGTGGGCGCGGACGTGGGAAGCTCAGAACGGCTGCTGCTATCTCTGCCAGATAGCCTTCCTGCCCGGCGACAAGGTCAGGGTTGACCATGACCACGACTGCTGCGACTCGCCGAAGAACGACAAGTCGTGCCCAGCCTGCCGCCGCGGTCTCGCTCATGACGCCTGCAATCTGCTCATAGGCATCGGCGAGGATGACGCCGACCTCATGCTGGTCATTGCCGCCAACTTTGAGCGTGCCAGCGAAGCCGCCAAAGCGCGCATTGCCGCGAGGGCAGCGACACAGGGGGCGCTCTTTGGTGAGGGTGCGCCGACAACTCGCGTCCGCTCCTGGGGCCGTGCACATGACGGCCCTGCGGAGTGGGCTCGCATATGGGACGCACAGGCTGGACACTGCTATCTCTGCGACCGGCTGATGGATCGTACCGGCAACATCCATATCGACCACGATCATTCCTGCTGCCCCGGCGGCGAGCGCACCGACTCCTGTTCTGCCTGCCGGCGTGGGCTCTGCCACGCGGCCTGCAACTGGCTCGTCGGCATGGCTGGCGAGGACATGGACCAACTGAGGCTTATCGTTGACTCGTTCGTGCCGGTGCAGGCATCTGCCCGCGAGCGGATCGCTGCCAAGGCAGAGCAGGGAGTATTGGACATCGCCGTGTGATGAGGACTAGCGCTGTGGCGTGGAGGAACTCGCCAGAAGATCGCCGCAGAAGCGGCGAGACCTACGGTGACGCCGCATACCTGCGGAACCGGGATGAGGCCCGGCGCCGTGCCCGCGGTTACTGCGAGGAGTGCGGCCACCACCATCCGCGCCTGCAGTGCGACCACGCCATCCCTCGCTCACAAGGCGGCACCCACGACCTCGCCAACCTGCGAATGCTCTGCACCGGCCAGGGCAGTTGCCGTTGCCATGAGCGGAAGACTGCGCAGGAAGGCAACGCCGCCAAGACATCCGCACGACCAGCACCTGATCCTGCACCGCGCCCCGTCACGAAGTGGTAGGCAGGATGTTCGCCACTGCGGCGACAGCGCACGAGGTGTGATGACAGACGGTCACTGTGCATTCGAATAGATTCGCAGGAATGGGAACGTGTTCGAATAGTGGCGCTGACCACCATGTATGTGATGATCAGTCATCTATGCAATATTTCCCAATTTCCAGTAGGAAAGGGGCGTCTCAGAGGTCGCCCATCCACGCCCCCCCCTCCACGACCGTGAACAGCGTTAACCATTACGCTCCGTAGCCCACGTTTGCCCTGGTCAGGCCATCAATTCGAACAGCCGCGTTTGCGCAGGTCAGAGCCCCCGGGATGGTCACCATCCGGACCATCCCGGCGCCGGCGGCTACGCGCTGAGCATCCTGATGCGGGCCCTGCGCGGTTCGGGCAGCAGGAGGGCCTCATGCACGGCGCCGGCGAACGCGTAGGCCGCGTCCACGTGCCCCTTTGGCACCTCGTCCTCACCCTCCGCGCCCTCCGGGCCGGCGCTCGCGTCCTTCCCGGTCGTCAGTTTGCGCGCGAAGCGCCACCTGCCTCCGACTTTCATCCTGCTGGCGCCGCCGAGGTGGGCGTTGAGCAGCGGGTCGTTTGAGTGCAGGATCATCCGGCCCTTGACGAGGCTGGCCAGGCCCATGCAGACCTCGCAGACGTCGCCTCCGGTGAGGTCTGCGTAGTGGGGGCGGCCGGGTGCGGCGTCGGCGAGCTTGACGGGCCGGCCTTTGGGCGCGCGGAAGACGGGTGCGAGCGACGCGGCGGGCCCGGACGGGTACCAGGCGATGACCGACGGCTTGATCCGCTCGAGCAGGGGCGCCAGCTCCAGCCGCGCGGCCGCGACGGATGGCCACGAGGCGGCGATCTCACCGCGGACCTTCCCCTCGGGTGTCTTGGCGGCCACGGCGAGGGTTGCGTGGCCGTCGTCGTCGGCGACGTCGAAACACGCGGCGAGGCGGTCGCGCAGGGAGTCCATGGTGACAGCGGGGTCGGCGCAGGCACCCCAGGCCTTCATGTCGATCGCGGTATTGAGGCTGCGGACGCGCTGGCACAGGTTCTCGGTGCGGTAGATCTCGGGCGGGTCGGCCATCGCGGTGCGGACGGCCGAGGCGCTGATCTTGTACCCGAGTGAGGGGTTGGCCTGGGCGATCTGCGCCCAGTCGTCTATGTCGCAGTAGGTGTCGCCGTCCTCGCCGTACTCGCCGGACCACTCGAAAAGGCCGATTGTCTCGTCCCGGCCGGTGAGCGCCGCGTCGCGGAGCTGGTTCAGGACGACTGAATTATCATCGCCCGCGTTGGACATGGCCCAGATCTGGCTGTTGGCCTTCGCCATCGTGGTCTTGGAGGTGGCGGCCCACGATTTCCAGTCGTAGTGCTGCGCGAGCTCGTCAATGTTGACTTCATCGTTGGACCCGCCGCGGCCGGCCTTGCGGTTGGGTGCCTTGATGGCGTACCGGGAGCCGTTGGCGGTCCAGAACATCTCGTCGCCGTTGACATTGCGGACGCGGCCCCACTCCTCCTCGAGGGCGGCCGTTTCGTGAATGGTGTCCTGGCACATCTGCCACTGCTCACGGGCCAGCGAAAGGTCCTGAGCGATGCCCAGAATGCGGCACTTAGGCTGCATATACATGCGCCAGAGGGTCACTGCCCGTTTTACGGTCGAGTTGTGGGTGGCCAGCAGTTCGCGGCCGGCGAGAAACTGGCCGTCCTCCCGGTCAACCGTGATGCAGCGCACCGGCCGCGTCTCAACGGGCTCGATTGAGCGGATGCTGACGGCATGACGTTCATTACTCCGCGACCGGGGCGCCTGGATCTTCTCGGCCTTGCGCCGGAGCCGGAACGGTACCAGTTCGCCCTGCTCGGGCGTGAAGCAGACCCGGTACTTTGGCCCGCAGTCCCGCCCGGCGATGGTGGCGCGAGCTTCGATCAGGGTGGCGCGCCACCCGAGCGACCGGATCAGGTAAAGCGCGCTGTCGGCGAGCTGGCGGTTCACCACGCAGAACTCGACCCGAGCTGATCCGCCGCCGCCGATGTAGATACTGCCGTCGCTGTCAAGCAGCCCTTGCAGCAGCGCAAGACGCTGCTCCGTGCCGGCCGTGAGGTAAAGCTCCGGGACGTGCTTGTTTCCCCAGATGCCCAGCTTCTTGCACAGGGATTCGAAGCCGTATCCACTACGCCTGGCCGCGATTGAGAAGTGGATGCGCCACGCAGTGTGGTCGCGCCTGAGCGAGACGATTCGCGCGCCGCATTGCTCGACTGCGGCCACGGTTTGCTCAACATCCTGGCTGCCGGCGGAGATGGTGGCGCCCCGGCTGTTGCCATCGCCGAGCCACATGCCGAGCAGGTAGGGGTCGAGCGGCAGGCTGGCCGGCTTGGAGATGAGGGCGTACTGGCGCGGGAGCCGGTAGGCGCACTCGCGGGCATCGCGCATCAGTCCGCGCCCAAGGAGCTGGGCCGTCGTGAGTGTCTCCCATGTGTATGTTCTGACCTTCTTCTCAGCGCGGCCGCCTTTCCGCGTGTACCGGCGCACGTCCTGGACGGTCCACAGATGCCCGGCGTCGGCGATGACGCTGCGCCCGTCCGTAGTCGTGACCCGGTAGCAGTCGCGCCCGCGCCTGACCGGGTGGGCTGCGATCACTCGCACCGGATGGCCATCGGGGTGGAAGACCTCATCGCCTTCGGCCAGTTCGCCCATGGTCGTCCAGCCGCGGTTTGCTGTAAGAATGTCCACATCGCAGTCTAGCGCCTTTCCGTTTTGCCTGGCCACTACGATGATGACGATGCGGAACCGGTAGTCGCCGCCGGGCAGCAGCTCGAGCGCGTGGATGACGGCCCAGCGCTGCCAGGGCAGCAGCGGCTCGCCGATCATGTCGGCGAAGTCGGCCACGTCGTAGCCGTCGCTCGTGCGCCGGCTCAGCGGCCGGAGGGGCGGGGTGAACAGGCGCGGGGTGGTCTTGCCGCGGATGTTACGGGGTGCGGCGCGAAGCGCGGGAGGCGCGGAGCCGGTCGAGCTGGCTCGGGGCGGCATCGGGCTTGTCACCCCCGCCGCCCTTGGCGAGTTTGCTGATGCGCGCCTGGGCGTCCGGGGTGGCGCCGAGGGCATCAAGCGTCCTCAGGAGTTCCGGGCCGATCCACCGAAGGGCCCACGCCTGGTCGTGGGCGCGCTCGCTGGTGCCCTCGCCGCGGTCCGGGAGCCCGTCGATCACCTGTGCGTAGCGCTGGGCGAGTCTCTTCGCCGCGGCGTGCTCAGGTCCGAGATCGAGGCTGGCGAGAGTCTCCGCGAGGGCCGGCCAGAGCAGTTCGCTGGCGTCACGCAGCGGAGCCACGGGCCTGCTCGCGCTTGTCGGCTTCCAGACCGCGCCGGATGAGGACGTCTGCCGCGGTGGAGCGGGTCCAGTTGTGGTCATCGGCGTAGCGGTCAAGACAGCGCGCCGTGTCGGCCGTGAGATTCACCGTCACTTTCTCGCTGCGGAGTGCCTCCATCTACGGCGCTTCCCCTCTGTGTGCAGCGGTTATCCGCTAAGGATTCTGCAATTCCGGACACGATAATGCCGGTGTTACGGATGTCCGTAATTATGCTTCCTGCCAGGACCAGCCGCTATCACCCGGTCGGGTGTCTCGCGGCTGACGTGCAGGGAGGGGCCTTCGTGCCGGTCGGCGCTTTCAGGGGCTGCCTCCGCGCTCCCCGGTGTCACGCCGGGTGGCGCCGGGGAGCACTTTCGTGACCGCCGCGACTCTCGGCGGCCCCCGCCGGCGCTCTTTCATCGGCAAGCTCGGCTCCGCGGTTGCGGCCAGGGCGCGCGCCAAGGGAAAGTCCTCGAAGCTGGCCGCTGCTATCGCCGTGGCCCGTGAGCATGTGATGACCGCCGCGGCGCTGGCCTCAGCCGACCTCGGCGCGTTCCACTGGGGCCCGGGAGTGGGCTTCCTGGTTGCCGGTGCGTCCCTGCTGGCGCTGGACTTCGCGGTCACGGGCTGACCCGGTGCAGCTGCCGGGCATCGAGAAGGTCACGAAGCTGGACCTTCACGCAGGTGACCGGATCGTCGTCCACCTCGATCACTACCCGAGCGACGAGGAAGCCCACGAGATCGCCACGCGGCTCCCGCATGCCGTCGGCGCGGACATCAGGGTGATCGTGGTGCCGCCCGGCACCGAACTCGAGGTCCAGCCTGACCCGGGCGCCGGGCCATGAGCCTCATCGGCAAGGCGCTGGCGCTGGCGAACCCGGCCGGGCCGCCGGTCCCCATGGGCGAGTCCGGTATCTGGCAGCTGCCGCGCGCCTCGTCCTCGCGGGGCAACGCGGATGAGGCGATGCTGCGGGCCTACGGGCGTAACGGGACGACGTTCAGCAATGCCGCCCTTCTCGGCGCGGCGACGGCGGGCCCGGAGTGGCAGCTGTTCCAGACGGCCAAGCAGGACGGCCGGCAGCGGTACTCCACGTCTGATCAGGGATCGGACACGCGCCGGCAGGTGCTGCAGCACCCGGCGCTGAACCTGCTGTCCCGGCCGAACAAGTTCTGGAGCAGGTTCCGGCTGTTCGAGATCAGCCAGCTCTACCAGGACCTGACCGGCAAATGCCATCTGGTGATCGTCAAGTCGGCGAACATGCCGATCGGCATCTGGCCGGTGCGCCCGGACCGGATGCAGCCGGTGCCCGACCGGGACAAGTACCTGCTGGGCTGGCTGTACACCGCGCCGGGCGGCAGCGAGGTCATCGCCCTGGACGCGGACGAGGTGATCTACAACCCGCTGCCGGATCCGCTGGACTCCTACGGCGGCACGGGGCCTATCCAGTCGGTGATGACCGAGATCGACGCGGTTGAGTACGCGTCGCAGTACAACCGGAACTTCTTCTCCAACTCGGCCCGCCCGGACGGTGTGCTGTCGGTGGACCACCGGGTGTCCGACGAGGAGTGGGACGAGCTCACCGACCGGTGGCGCGACGCGCACCGCGGCGTGGCCCGGGCGCACCGGGTGGCGGTGCTCGAAGGCGTGACCTGGGTGCCCACGTCGACCGCGCCGAAGGACATGGACTTCCCGAACCTGATGAGTACGGGCGGGGACCGTATCCGGGAAGCGCTCGGCATGCACAAGATCATGACCGGGCTGGTGGATGACGTTAACCGGGCGAATGCGCAAACAGGCGAGGAAATCTTTGCTGCCTGGAAAGTGGCGCCGCGTTTGCGCAGGTGGCGGGACGTGCTCAATTTCCACTTCCTGCCAATGTTCGGCGATATCGGCCAGGGATATGAATTCGACTTCAGATATCCCATGCCCGTAAATCGCGAGCAAGACAATCTTGAGCTGACCGCGAAGGCGAATGCTGCTCTTGCTCTCGTTACTGCGGGTTACGACCAGGCCGACGTCTTGCAGTGCGTGGGCTTGCCGGACATGAAGCCGGTCCTGCACATCACCGATGTGCCGGCCCTGCCGCCGCGGTGGACCACGCCGATGGCGCCCGGTGCTCCTGGCTCGCCCGCTCCCGCCGACGCCGGGCAGGGCGCGCAGGACGCCGTGGCGCAGCTGCGGGCGCGGGCCGGGTGGGACTCGCAGGCATGGGACGCCCTTGACGAACTGCGGCGCAACGCTGCCTGGAACTCGCTGGCCGGTGCCCGGTGACCGCGTGGGACGTGCTGGCCGCCATGGCGGACGCCGCGCAGCCGGACTACTCAGGCTCGTGCATGATCGCGCTGTACCCGCCGCCCGGCGTGGCGGAGAAGCTGGCGATACCGGGCGGCCTGGACCCGGATGACATCCACCTGACGGTCGCCTACACCGGGGACTGCGCAGACGTGGACCAGTTCGTGCTGGTTGCCGCGGCGAGCGCGCTTGCGGCCCGGCCTCCCGTCGCTGCCACGGTCTCGGGCCACGCCCGGTTCACCGGGGGCGGCGAGGGCGACGTGATCGTGGCCCTGGTGGACTCCCCGGCGCTGGACGTGCTGCGGCAGGACGCACTGCTGGCGCTGGCCGTCCGCGGCATCGCGCTCCCCTCGGAGCACGGATTTACGGCCCACATGACGCTGTCCTACCTGGCTCCGGGCGACCCGGATCCGGTCGGCCGGCTTGAGCCGCTGCCGGTCACGTTCGCCGCGGTGAGCGCTGAGTACGGGACGCAGCGTTACGCGTTCCCGTTCAGCGCCGGGGACGGGGACGCGCCGGCGCGGGACTCATGGACCTCACTTCAGCAGGCGGCGACGGACAGGGCAGGTGAGCGATGGGCAGCGTGTACCCGCTGAAGTGCCGGATCCGCGCCGAGGGCGGCGCTACCAGAGTCGACGTGTACGACGACATCGGCGGCGGCGGGTGGTTCAGCGACGGGATCTCGGCCAGCGACTTCGTAGCCCAGATCTCCGGCCTGAAGGGCAAGCTGGATATTCACGTCAATTCGGGTGGCGGCGACGTTTTCGACGGCATCGCCATCGCCAACGCCATCCGCGGGCACAAGGGCACCGTCACCACGACTGTCGACGGGCTGGCCGCGTCCATCGCCTCGGTGATCGCCCAGGCCGGCCAGGAGCGCATCGCGGCCTCAGGGTCGATGCTGATGATCCACGAGGCCAGCGGCGGGTGCATCGGCGACGCGGCCGGGATGGCGAAGATGGCCGAGACCCTGGACAAGGTGTCCGCCAACCTGGCCGACATCTACGCCGACCGCTCCGGGCGCGGGAACGCGGGCACCTGGCGTGACGCGATGAAGGCCGAGACCTGGTACACCGCCGACGAGGCCGTTGCGGCCGGGCTGGCGGACAAGGTCGCCGGCGATGCGGCGGCGCTGCCACCAGGCCTGGACGTGGCCGCCTTCACCGCGGTCCCGGGCCGGATCGCCGCCCGGCTCCGCGAGATGCCCACCGCGGCCCTCCCGCAGCCCCAGGACGCCGCCCGTCACGATCCGATGAAGGGCACCCACTCCCACCCGCATCCTGCCTACGCGAGCCAGGGCGGAGATGCCATGCACAGCCACGAGCATTCGCACGACGGCGACGCGAACCACAGCCACAGCCACACCGAGCCAGACGGCGGCGAGGGCGACGGCGCGCAGGACAGCGCCACCGGCCAGGACTGCCCGACGTGCAAGGGCACCGGCAAGATCGATGAGGGCAACCGGCAGTGCCCCGACTGCGGCGGCACGGGGAAGAAGGCCGCCGCCGCAGCACTGGCGGGGCTGACCGCCGACGACGTGCTGGCGCTGATCCGCCACGAACTGCAGGCAGCCTCGGGCAAGCCCGGCACTCACGGCGACCACGAGCGCTGGGACCCCGACGGCGACGGCGACTGCGATGCCTGCCCCGAAGGCGACACCGACCACGACTACTGGACCGCAGCCGGGGAGCAGCTCAAGAGCGTTCCGGGCAAGCCCATGGAAGACCGGGCCGAACTGCTGGCCGAGGTACGGGCCGTCATCCGTGAGGAACTCGCCGGGCTCGCCGCGTTCCTCGGTGCCGATTCCAAGGTCGACAACTCCCCGTGGGACGCCTCCAAAGCGTGGTCCGCGGGTGCGGACTCCGATGACCCGGCCGCGTTCTACGGCGGGATCTGCGCCGGCAAGAAGGCGGGCGACAAGACGACCCAGGCCGCGTGGGCGCTGCCGTACAAGTACACGCCGTCCTCGCCGCCGAACGCCGCGGGCGTCCGCAACGCCCTGGCCCGGCTGGACCAGACCGAGGGCCTGACGAACAAGGCCGAGGCCACAGCCACCTTGCAGGCGGCGATGAAGAAGGTCAACCCGGACTGGGAGCCGGAAGACAGCGCCGGCGACGGGCCCGGTGACAGTGACGAAACCGATCTTTCCGGGTTCGACCTGGAGCAGATCCGATCAGCTCTGAGAGGAGCGTTCGCATGAAGGGGCAGGTTGAAATCCCCCAGACCTCCGAAGAGCTGGAGGAGCTGCTGAACGACGGCGGCCGGATGAACGACATCCTGAAGAACGGCGAGTTCGGCGAACTGACCGCCGGTTACATCGCCAAGGCGATGGAGGACCAGCGCCAGGAGCTGGCCTCGCAGATGAAGGAGCAGCTGGAGCTCGGCAAGCAGCAGGTGCTCCAGTCCTGGGCCGAGCAGGGCATGACCCCGCAGAACGGCTTCCGCCCGGGCGGGGCCGCGGTCAGCAAGCGGGACGCCCGGGCGCAGCGGATCATCGCCAAGGCAAAGCGCCGGATGCCGGACGCCGAGTTCCAGGCCGACAACCAGGGCCTGTTCAGCGGCATGGCGATGGGCGCGGAGTTCGATGAGGAGCCGTTCGCGGACAGCATGCGGGCCTTCATGTACCGCATCTGGAAGGCCGAGCACGCCGCGAAGGACAGCGGCAACGGTGACCTCGTCGCGTCGATCCGGGCCGACAAGGAGCGGCTGTTCAAGGCGCTGTCGGGACGGCCGCAGAACGCGTCCCTGTCCGAGCGCCTGCCGGCCGAGGGCGGGTTCCTCGTCCCGGAGGTCCTGCGCAGCCAGATCCTGATGCTGGCCCTGGAGCAGTCGGTGGTCCGGCCGCGCGCCCAGGTGATCCCCATGGACTCGCTGCGGGTCCCGCTGCCGATCATCGATGACACCAGCCACGCCAGTTCGGTGTACGGCGGGGTCGCGGCCTACTGGACGGCTGAAGGCGCGACGCTCGCGGCGACCGCGCCCACGTTCGGCCGGTTCGAGCTCGAGGCCAGGAAGTTGACCGCTTATACGACGATCCCGAACGAACTGCTCCAGGACTCAATCACCCCGCTCGACCGGTGGTTCGACATCTTCTTCCCCAAGGCGATGGCCTACTTCGAGGATGTGGCTTTCATCAGCGGGACGGGTGTGGGAGAGCCCCAGGGTTTCCTGAACGCCCCGGCCGCGATTTCCCTCGAGGTCAGCGGGGACGTCAACACGATCGCGTTCGCCGACATCGCAGCCATGTTCACCCGGATGTGGCCGCCGTCGCTGCGCAACGCCGTGTGGCTGTGCTCCCCGGACGCGTTCGCGCTGATCCTGCAGCTGTCCCTGTCGTCCAATGTCGCGCCGCCCCTGATGCTGAACAGCTTCCAGGCGGTCGGCGCCCCGGCGGGCGGCAGCGGCGACGGTGTGAACTACACGCTGATGGGCCGGCCGCTGGTGGTTTCCGAGAAGATCCCGTCCTCGCTGAGCGGCAACACGGCCACCGCGGGCGCGCTGTCCTTCGTGGACCTGAGCCAGTATCTCCTGGGCGACCGGCAGAGCATGCAAATTGCGACATCCGAGGAATACCTGTTCGCCTCTGACCTGGTGGCCTACAGGGTGATCGAGCGCCTGGACGGGCGCATCTGGCAGCAGACGGCCCTGACTCCCCAGAACGGCTCCGCCCAGACCCTCTCGCCCGTCGTCCTGCTCAACACCACGGCGTCCTCGGCCTGACCCGGACCTGAATCACAAGCCTTAAGGAGGCAACCGCCAATGATGGAAGGCCTGGGCCGCGTGGTGAACGTGGTCCCCATTGCGCAGGGCACGCTGATCAGCCT